ACTCGCAAGTGGCGGAACTTTCAGAAATGAGTTAAGCACAGCTGCTGACTTAAGTGAAACATCTCTTGAGCAATCAATGATTGACATTGCTGCTTTTGTTGATGAAAGAGGACTTAAAATTGCAATGCAAGGCGTAAAATTGATAATTCCAAAAGAAATACAATTTACTGCTGAGAGAATTTTAAGGTCTCCACAAAGAGTAGGAACAGCTGATAATGATATAAACGCTATGGCTTCAATGGGTATGATTCCACAAGGTTATAGAGTTAATCATTATTTAACTGATACTGATGCTTTCTTCATTATGACTGACGCTCCTAACGGATTAAAACAATTTGTTAGAGCTCCAATAAAAACAGCTATCGAAGGTGACTTTGATACTGGTAATGTAAGATTTAAAGCAAGGGAAAGATATTCTTTTGGTTTTTCAGACCCAAGAGGTATCTTTGGTTCTCCTGGAGCTGCATAAACACTTCTCCTCCCTAGAAGGTAAAAAGGGGCTTACACAAGCCCCTTTTTTTATGTATAATATTATTACCAAGATTTTAAAACTGATATAGACTGGCTTGGCAGACTCCCTAGAGGACTATATCTTTAACTAGGAAATTAAAATGGCAACAACAACTTTTTCAGGACCAGTTAGATCCGAAAACGGATTTCAAACTGTTTCAAAAAATTCTACTACTGGTGCAATTACTGTCACTAGTGGAAGTAAAATGGGTACAGAGGCAACTGCAAGTGCAGGTATTGAAGGCACAGCAGCAGTCTACATAACTCAAGTAGAAAGATTAAAAAGTGATGTGGATACAAATGTTAATATTGTAAAAACATCTATTATGATTGATCTTACTGGATTAAATTGTGGTGGTACTGCTGGTGACATCATTGGTAAAGATGGAAGTGGTGTAGCATTCATTGGTAGGGTTACTACTGCAAATCAAGGCACAGTTTTTGGTGTAACTATGGAGTCTTTTGAAACTCCAGCTGGTGGTGATCCAGATATTGACTTGCATTCAGCAACTGAAGGTACTGGTGTTGAAGATACAGCGATTAGTGATTTAGATGAAACTTTAATTATTAATGGTGGTGATCAAACCGCTGGTACAAGAACTGCTGGTGGTGAAATTGGAGCTGATCAATATCTGTATTTAACTTGTGGAACCTCAACAGCAGGAACATACACAGCTGGTAGACTTTTAATCACTATACTTGGTTACGATGTAGCTAGTTAATAGGAGTAAATTATGAACTCAGATATAGGTGCAAAAACTCTCACTAGTACTGGTACAATACAGTCTGGTAGAACAAGATTGCTATCTATTTATTATGTAGGTCATGCGTCTGCTGGAAGTTTAACTTTTAAAGATGGTGGAGGTAGTGGTACACAAAAGTTAGTTATCGCTACTCCAGCAGGAAGTGCAGCAGATCAATATCAAGTCGACATGCCTTTAGATGGTATAGTTTTTAAAACTGATATGCACTTGACTATTAGCAATGTAACCTCTGTTACAGTTTTTGTAACACCGATTACTGCTGATACTGATAATGGCTAGAAAACCAGACAAACAACCGCCTAGAACGAAAAAATATTATCGCTCTACGAAATCAGGAGCGGGAATGACTAAAGCTGGGGTTGCTAAATATAGACGTGACAACCCTGGCAGTAAATTAAAAACGGCTGTTACTGGAAAAGTAAAAAAAGGAAGTAAGGCTGCTAAAAGAAGAAAGTCTTTTTGTGCAAGAAGTGCAGGACAAATGAAGAAGTTTCCAAAAGCTGCAAAGAATCCTAATTCAAGATTGCGACAAGCAAGACGTAGATGGAAGTGTTAAATGAAATTATCAGACAATTTTTCTTTAGATGAATTTACTAAATCTCAAACAGCTTTACGAAATGATATTGATAATACTCCTAATGAAACTCAACTCAATAATCTTAAAGCTCTTTGTACGCATGTATTACAGCCAGTACGGGATTATTATCTTCGGCCTGTTATTATATCTTCTGGTTTTCGCTGCATTGCTCTTAACAAACTCATAAACGGAAGTCCTTCCTCACAACATACAGAGGGTAAAGCTGCGGATATTGAAATATTAGGTGTAAAAAACAGTGAATTATCTGATTGGATACATACGCATTGTAAATATGATCAATTAATTTTAGAATTTTATGATGGTGTAAACCCTAACTCAGGATGGGTGCATGTATCTTATACTGACGGAGAAAACAGATATCAATATAAACAAGCAACTAGAAATGAAAAAGGAAAGGTAGTATATACATTACGATGATAGGTAGAAGTCAAATGCGAAAGCAAATATCTAACCCTCCTCAGAAAAAAAAGTGGACAAGAAAAAGAAAAACTAGTATAAATTGTGCTAAACCTAAAGGATTTAGCGAAAGAGCTCATTGTGCAGGAAAACGAAAAAGAAAAAAGTCTTAGTGCCGAAAAAGAAATAATAATAGTTAAAGATTTTTTGCCAGCAAGAACTTGTAAGTTGTTGGAAGAGTTTGTGTTATTTAAATGCAAGCATACATACGGACACAACTCCAATCATAATGATGAAAATTGTTTTTATACAGTTTTTTTAAATAAAAAATGGTTTTTATACAACTATCTTATAAATGAAATTGCACACACATTAAAATTAGGAAAAATAAAGTTATCAAGATTTTATGCAAATATACAATTTCCTGGCATGAATGGAACATGGCACGTTGATGAAGGAGATGACCAAGCGAGAACAGCTTTAATTATGTTAGGACCTACACAACCTAAAGGAGTAGGTATTTTTCAAACAAGAGATGCGGACATTGATTTTGAAAGAGGTAAATTAATTTTTTTTAAAGGCAGAGTATTACACAGAGCCTTGTCAGCAAATAATCCTCACTACCCTAGAATAACATTAGCTTTTAAACTTACTCTACCAGAGGCATAGACATAACCACTGTTAATCTCTATACTTAACGTAGAGGTGTAATATGACAAAACTATGTCCAAGAGGAAAAGCAGCAGCAAAAAGAAAATTTAAAGTTTATCCATCGGCCTATGCAAATGCTTACGCATCAAAAATATGTGCAGGCACAATCAAAGATCCTAGTGGAGTAAAAAGAAAAGATTTCAAAGGTCCTAAACCATCTGGAGGTGGAGGCACAAGTGCTGGTGCGAAAAAAGTAAGAAAAGCAGGCTTAGGTTTATTGATGCTAGCAGGGAAAAAGAATAGAAGAAAAGCAGGAAAACAAATGAAAAAAAGTAAACTTAATATTTTTTCACCAGGTTTATACGGTATGACACAATTACAAGATGGAGGTATGCCAGAAGCTACGGGATCATATATACAACAAGATATTGATGGTGAAAGTTTTACAAATCCATCTACTCAAGCTTACTATAAAGATTTATTGAAGTAATGTCAGGGTTGAAAAAATGGTTTGCTCAAAAATGGGTAGACATTGGAAGTAAAAGAAAAGATGGTTCATTTGCACCATGTGGTAGAAGTAAACAAAAAGCAGATGCTAAAAGAAAATATCCTAAATGTGTTCCTCTAGCAAAAGCTAGAAGAATGACTGAAGGACAAAGAAAAAGTGCTGTAAAAAGAAAAAGATCAAAAGCACAAGGTGTAGGTGGTAAACCAACAAATGTAAAAACATTTGCTGTTCAAGGTGGTTTAGCTGACTATTATAAAGGAGTCATATGATGTCAAGAAGAAAACAATTAGAATCTTTAGCTGCTGAAGCAAAAGAAAAAGGTGATAAAGATAAATACGATGAAATCCGTGGTGACATTTTTAGAGAATTTAATTTTGATATAGGTAAGTTTTCTAGAGGTGGAGGAGTAGCTGTAAGAGGCGTAAAATTTATTGGAGTTAAATAATGGGAACCTCTGGTACAACTACTTTTGATTTAAATATTGATGATATTATAGAGGAGGCCTATGAAAGATGTGGAGTGCGTACTTCAAGTGGGTATGATTTAAAATCGGCAAGGCGAAGTTTAAATATTCTTTTCAGCGAATGGGGAAACCGAGGGGTTCACTTGTGGAAGGTAGAGTTAAAAGAACAACTACTGACAGCGGGAACAGCAACATACACAGCACCGACAAACGCAAACGATATACTAGAGGCTTATGTTTCCACAACTACTGGAACTACCTCGTCTACAAACGATGTCTCTCTTACAAAAATTTCAAGGAGTGAGTATGCAGCTTTACCTAATAAAGGTTCTCAAGGTCAACCTAGTCAATATTACGTAGATAGACAAACCACACCTACAATTACTTTGTATCAAACTCCAGATGCTTCAACGTACACGTATATTAAATATTATTATTTAAAAAGAATTGAAGACGCTGGTGTTTACACTAATCAAGCTGATGTGGTTTTTCGTTTTATCCCTTGTATGGTAGCAGGACTGTCTTACTATTTAGCTATGAAAAAAAATCCTCAAGCTATACAAGCAAACAAGATGATATATGAAGATGAATTACAAAGAGCTTTAACTGAAGATGGTCAAAGAACCTCTGTTTATTTAACACCACAAAACTATTACCCACAAGGGGCTTAAGATGAAAGCATTTAGATTATTAAAAGATTTATATAACAACCCTACTGTTCAATATCATGTTAGAAGAGCTGGTAGAAAACTAGCATACAATATTGAAAAAAGAACTCCTGGTTATAAGAAAAAAGATAAAAAATTATATGAAATGATTGATAAACAACAAAATAAACTAGCTAAAAAACAAAATGTAAAATCATATGATGTTAAAATGAGTGATAAGGATATAGACAAAGCTATATATAAAGAAGACAGGATTATAAAAAAATATGAAGAAAAAAGACCAAAAATATTTGATAAGGCAAGTAAATTAAACAAAGGTGGAGTTGTTAGAGGAACGGGAGCTTCTAGAACTAGAAACTTTAGGATGTACTAATGGCATACGCAAGAGGCAAATACGCAAAAGCAATATCAGACAGATCAGGCATGGCTTTTCCATATAATGAAATGGTTAAAGAATGGAATGGAGCTTTTGTGCACAGATCAGAATTTGAACCTAAACACCCTCAAATAAGAAGAAAACACATTAAAGGTGATGCTATAGCTTTAGCTAATGCTAGACCAAGACCAAAAGATGATGATAAAGAATTTTTGTTATACATTAGTAATGGTTTTTTTGCCGATGTAGGTGATAGTGGTATTACAGGTGGTGCTAGTATGAGAATTGCAAATAGTGATAATATTTTAGGCACTAAATTAACAGCTGTTGAAGTTGAAACTTCAATAGGAACTGATTTTACGGTGGTAATATCATGAGCATAACATACACAAATTTTTTAACACAAGTTCGTAATTACACAGAGGTGGATTCTACTGTTTTGTCGGACACTTTATTAGATGAATTTATTAGAAATACAGAATTAGACATAGCTGGTAAAGTTGATTATGATGACAATAGAAAATATGTAACTGCTACTACTGTAGCTAGTCAAAGATATTTAAATACACCAGATGATGCTATTGTAATC